CTTATGAAAGGGTTGAAACTCTTGTCCGGTTGCATAAAGCTGGACAGGATCTTGATACAAACCTGATCTTTCAGATCTTAGGGATCGGGTATCTATTAAACAAAGAAAAATTAGGAGGACATAACAATGGAGATCACAGTAAACGTAATAGGGCTTGACAATCTGGCAAATGCCATCTTTGCACTGGCAAAGGCCGCAGGAAACTGCAAAGAGGAAACACAGGTAGATGCAACAAAGGTAGCACCCGTAGTGCAGCAGACAGTCGCACCAGCGGAAACAGCCGCACAAACAACTACAACTGTACCGAGCACACCACCAGTACAGAATGTACAGCCAGTACCAACAACACAGACCGCACAAACGGCACCTGCGACACCTACAGTTAGTCCAGTGCCAACAGCTACAGCAACCCCTACATATTCGATGGAGCAGTTGGCAGTCGCAGCGACAGGTCTGATCGATGCCGGAAAGATGCAGGATGTCCAGAATACACTGGCAGCTTTAGGTGCACAGACTCTGATGGATCTGCCACAGGAGAAATATGGGGAGTTTGCATCTGCGATCAAAGCGATCGGGGCGGTGATCTAAGATGGCCAAGAAAAGAAAACATGCTTTGTTATCAGCAAGCGGAGCGGTGCAGTGGATTCACTGTACGCCCTCCGCAAAGTTGTGTGATGAGCTTCCAGATACAGAGAGTTCTTATACCAAAGAAGGAACTCTGGCACATGAGATCTGTGAGTTAAAACTGACAGCAGATTCTTTAAAAACCGGAACTTATACCAGAAGAATGAACAAGATCAAAAAGAATGAGCTGTATCAGGAAGAGATGCAGGGGTTCACAGATCAGTATGTTGACTATGTTGAGACACTTAGCAACAGTCTTCCAGAAAAGCCATATATGGCAGTGGAAAAAAGAGTTGAGTTTGATGAGTACGTACCGGATGGATTCGGTACTGCAGACTGCATTCTGATCTGCGGTACGGTCATGCATGTCATCGATTTTAAATACGGAAAAGGTGTTCCAGTAAATGCAGGTGGGAACCCACAGATGGGATTATATGCACTAGGAGCATTAAAAGCTTACGGATTTTTGTATCCGATCGAGGACATTTTTTTTTCATATCGTACAGCCAAGGCTCAATAACTTTTCCACATGGAAAACGAATAAAAGAGAGTTGACAACATGGGGCAATGTCGTAGTCAAACCGAAAGCTGAATTAGCTTACAAAGGAGAAGGAGAGTTTCGTTCCGGGGAACACTGCAGATTCTGCAAAGTCTTAAACTGCAGACAGAGAGCTTATGACAATCTGGAACTTCTGGAAACCTATGAAACAAAGCTTCCACCGGAGCTTTCAGACGAAGAGGTGGGAGAAGTCCTTGCAAAAGCAGAACAGTTGGTTGCCTGGCATAAAAAATTAAAGTCCTATGCACAGACAAAACTGATCGATGGCGGAGAGATCCCAGGATGGAAGATCGTTGAGGGCAGAAGCAATCGCATGATCACAGATTACGAGAAGATGGCGGATGTCCTAGAACAAAATGGATATCCAAAAGAAACTCTGTATGAAAGGGCGCAGCTTACCCTGACAGATCTTGAAAAGATGGTCGGAAAGAAAGACTTCCAGACGATCTGCGGGGAGTTCATCCAGAAACCAAATGGGAAGCCAACACTTGCACCGGAATCTGATAAACGTCCGGTCTATAACCCGAAAACAACAGCAGCAGAAGATTTTAAATAAAAGGAGTAAAAAACTATGAGTAATACAAAAGTAACAACAGGTGAAGTAAGATTTTCATTTCCACACGTATTTCAGCCACATGCGAACAATCCAGGACAGGAAGAAAAATATTCTGTAACGATCCTGATCCCTAAGACAGACACAGCAACGATCAATGCGATCCAGGCAGCAATGCAGGCTGCAGCACAGGAAGGTGTCTCTACAAAATTCAATGGTCAGATGCCGGCAATGCTGAAGAATCCGATGCATGATGGAGATGGGACAAGACCGAATGGAGAACCATTCGGAGAAGAATGTAAAGGGCATATGGTTATGACAGCATCCAGTAAACAGAGACCGGAAGTTGTCGATGCAAACTGTCAGGCAATCTTAAATCCTGCAGAAGTATATGCCGGATGCTATGGAAGAGTTTCATTAAACTTCTTCCCATATAACACAAACGGAAACAGAGGTGTTGGATGCGGACTGAACAATGTCCAGAAAACAAGAGAAGGTGATCCATTAACGGGAAGAACAACCGCAGCGGAAGATTTTGGACCAATGCCACAGGCAAATGTCCAGGCCGCAGCAGTTCCGCAGATGAACACACAGGCAGCAGTAACACAGCAGAGCGTAAATCCAGTCACTGGAATTAATCCGATCACGGGGGCTCCGATCAATGGTGGCGGAGTTATGGGATTATGATTCCGCGCAAGAACATCCTGCATATCGATATCGAGACTTATAGTAGTGTAGACATTGCAAAGTCCGGGCTGTACAAGTACGTACAGTCTCCGGACTTTCAGATTCTACTGTTTGCTTATGCTTACGATGATGGACCTGTTGAGATCATAGATCTTGCACAGGGGGAGAAACTTCCGGAAAAAGTGATCAATGATCTGAAAGCACCGGCAACGATCAAGATGGCTCATAACGCAAACTTTGAGATCAATGCATTAAGTCAGTTCTATGAGATCTGGCCGGATCAGTGGCAGTGTACGATGATCCATTCTCTTTACTGTGGGTATCCGGCATCCCTTGCAGGAGTTGGGAAAGCAATGGGATTTCCACAGGAGAAGCAAAAGATGGCAGTTGGAAAAGCACTGATCCGTTATTTTTGTGTACCATGCAAGCCTACAAAGAGAAACGGCGGACGCACAAGAAACTTTCCTGAACATGATATAGAGAAATGGAACCTGTTTAAAGAATACTGCAAACAGGATGTGGAAGTGGAACGCGCGATCGAAGATCACCTAAAGGATTATCCAGTTCCAACACAGGAATGGACCAACTGGCATTATGACCAGACTATTAATCAACAGGGGACTCAGGTGGACCTTGCACTGATCAATGGGGCATTGGAATTAAGTGATCAGGCAGCATTAAAGCTTGGAGATGATATCCGGCGTGTTTCTGGAATCGATAATCCGAACAGTGTTGCCCAGTTAAAACAGTGGCTATCTGATCAACTCGGAAAAGATATTGATAAGTTAGGGAAAGAAGCAGTGAACGAACTGTTAGAAGCTTCACAGGTAAAAGCAAACCCTGCAGTTTATTATGTTCTGAAGAAACGTAAAGAGATGGCCAAGAGTTCCGTGAAGAAATACACAGCTATGGAAAACGCGGTCTGCAAGGATGGAAGAGTCCGTGGATTATTACAGTTTTATGGTGCAAACAGAACGGGGAGATGGGCAGGACGTCTGGTACAGGTTCAGAACCTTCCGAGAAACTATATCCCGGAGTTGTCACTGGCAAGGAACCTGGTAAAACAGGAAAATGCAGCGATGCTGGAACTGACTTATGGCAGCTTGCCAGATACGATCTCACAGCTGATCCGGACGGCATTTGTTCCGAGAGAAGGATATGAGTTCGTAGTTGCAGACTTTTCAGCGATCGAAGCGAGAGTGATCAGCTGGTTAGCTGGAGAGGATTGGAGACTGGAAGTCTTCCGTACCCACGGCAAGATTTACGAGGCTTCGGCATCCAGTATGTTTAATGTACCGATCGAGAAGATCAAAAAAGGAAATCCGGAATATGCACTCAGGGCAAAAGGAAAGGTCGCAGAATTAGCCCTCGGGTACCAAGGTGGTACCGGAGCATTGATCCAGATGGGAGCATTAAGGATGGGACTTACGGAAGAAGAACTTCCGGATATCGTACACCGATGGAGGACAGCGAACAAACGGATTCAGGATTTCTGGTATACCGTAGAGAATTGTGCGATCGAGACGGTAACACTCGGAACAACAAACCAGATCCAGCACGGGATCACGTTTATGAGAGATGCAGATTATTTTATGATCAAACTTCCTTCCGGACGATGCTTATTTTATCCAGACCCGCAAATCGGAGAGAATGCATGGGGAAATAAGAGTATCACATACATGGGCATTGACGGAACTAAGAAATGGCAGAGACTTGAAACATATGGTGGGAAGCTGGTCGAGAATATTGTGCAGGCAGTGGCAAGAGATCTGCTGGCGAACGCGATCCGGAATATGTTATTCGGTGGTTATCTCATCAACTTTCATATCCACGATGAGATTATAGCAGAAGTGCCAAAAGGTTCTGATCTGGCACTGGAGAAAGCCATCGATCTGATGTGCAGGGCTCCGGAGTGGGCAGAAGGGCTGCCGTTAAACGCAGATGGATTTACAGGAGATTTCTATAAGAAAGAGTAGGAGGAACGGCATGTTTCAGAATGACTTAAAAATTAAAATATCAACGGGAAGCAGCCGAAGATCAAAGACCTGGATGAAACAGGAGATGTACTGGTCTGATTTTGTGGAGAAGCTTGAACATCCGATCAGGACAGAAGAAACTCTGGCAGAGTATATGGGTTATCGCAAAGCAAAGCAGGATGAGATCAAGGACGTCGGCGGTTTTGTCGGTGGCGAACTTTCCGGAGAACAGAGAAGAAATGAAAATGCCGGTTATCGCTATCTGATCACACTGGATGCCGACCATATAAAACCGGGTGGAACTGATGAGGTGATCGGCATCTTAGAAAACCTTGGTTGTTCTTATGTGGTCTACAGTACCAGGAAGCATGAAGAGGCAGCACCGCGACTTCGAATCATTCTGCCACTGGATCAGCCTGCTTCTCCGGATGAATATGAGCCGATCGCGAGACGTGCCGCGGAGTATATCGGAATGGGTATCTTTGACCCGACAACTTTCGAAACAGTCCGGCTGATGTACTGGCCAAGCTGCAGTAAGGATAGCCAGTATCGATTCTGCTATGCAGACAAGCCGTTTTTAAGTAAAGACGGAATGCTTGCGACATATGATAACTGGAGAGATATCACACAATGGCCGGAAGTGCCAGGAGCGGTAAAGCTCCGTGACCGCAGTATCAAAAAACAGGGAAATCCATTAGAAAAGAAAGGAATCGTCGGTGCATTCTGTAAGACCTATACAGTAGAGCAGGCAATGGATGCGTTCTTAGGTGGTATCTATGAGCCATGTGATATGCATCCGGGCCGCTATACCTATACAGAGGGTTCGACAGTTGGCGGAGCCGTGTTATATGAGGATGGATTATTCTTATACAGCCATCATGCCACAGATCCTGCAGGTGGAAGATTATGCAATGCATTTGATCTGGTCCGGATCCATAAGTTTTATGAACTTGATTATGGATCAAAGGAAGGAACGCCGATCACAAGGCTCCCATCCTTTTCTGCAATGTGTGAGTTTGCGATGGAACAGCCAAATGTTGCGAAAGTTATCACTGCAGAACGATATGAACGTGCACAGTCCGAATTTTCACAGGATATATCAAAGGAAGATCTTGACTGGATGGAAAAGTTAAGCTGCAGTTCACAGACAGGAATGCCGAATAAGACGATCGATAACGTGCTGATCATTCTGGAGAACGATCCAAACTTAAAGGATCGATTATATCATGATGAATTTGCGAACAGAGCAACTGTCTGCAGACCGATGCCGTGGGAATTTCATCCGGAGTTCCCTTATAAGGATCGTGCATGGACCGATGAGGATGATGCCGGATTAAGGCATTACATGGAAAAGACTTACGGGATCACAGGAGAAAAGAAGATATTAGACGGCATGGCAATCTATGCAAACCGACATAAAAGACATAAGATCCGCGAGTACCTTACAAGCCTTAACTGGGATGGGGTCAGACGATTAGATACGCTATTGATCGATTATTTCGGAGCAGAAGATTCTGAATATGTACGTGCGGCAACAAGAAAGACTTTGTGCGCTGCGGTTGCCAGAGCCATGCATCCAGGATGTAAGTTTGATTATATGCTGATCCTGTCGGGCGCGCAGGGCGTTGGAAAGAGTACGTTCTTTTCAATGTTGGGCAAAGACTGGTATTCCGATTCAATGAGTACCTTTGAAGGGAAAGATGCAGCGGAGATGGTGCAGGGCTACTGGATCATTGAAGCTGGAGAGTTAACTGGATTTAACAGATCAGAGATGAATGCAGTCAAACAGTTCTTAAGTAAGAAAGAGGATGTTTATCGTATGCCGTATGGACGAAGGACCGCAAATTTCCCACGAAACTGTATCATCGTAGGAACTACGAACGATAAAGAGTTCTTAAAGGATAGAACAGGAAATCGTAGATTCTGGCCAGTTGGACTCGGAAAACAGAAACCAAAGAAGAACATCTTTCAGGAACTGCCGGCAGAAGTTGATCAGGTATGGGCAGAAGCGGCTGCAAGATGGATGTTAGGAGAGCCGCTGTATATGTCTGGAGATGTCGCCAAAGTGGCACAGGAGAAGCAGGAGACTTACAGAGAAGCATCTCCAAAAGAAGGTGTGATCAGAGAGTTCCTAGAGAAGAAGATTCCAACAGATTGGAAGGAAAAGAGTCAGGCACAGAGAAGGTCATTTTTCAACAGTGAATTTCAGGTAAAAGATGAGAACAACTTAGTAAATAGAGAAAGGATTTGTGCGGCAGAGATATGGTGTGAGTGCTTCGGAGGAGATTTAAAGCAAATGAAACGACATGACATCATAGAGATTAACAGCATTCTTAATTGTATTAGTGGATGGGATCGAGTATCATCTGCGAGATTCGGTCCTTATGGCACACAAAGGGGCTACATCCGTGTAAACAAAGAAGCATAAGCATAAAAAATGTAAACATACAATATCTGGAAATGTAAACAAAGTAAACATACTGTAAACAAACGATTGTTTACAATGAAAACCGCGTAAATACTCGATTTGAATAGAATGTAAACATTGTAAACATTAAATTCTTTAAAAATAAAATATAAAGGGTAATAGTATAACGTACCCCATGTGCACACATACACGCGTATATATATAGGGGATTTCGATTACATGTTTACGGCAAAGGAGAATGATATGAGAGAAAGCAGTATAGAATCCAAGTTCAGGGATAAAGTAAAAGAGGTCGGTGGTATGGCGTATAAGTTTGTATCCCCGGGCAATGCTGGAGTACCAGACAGGGTTGTAATCCTTCAAGGCGGAAAATCTGGATTCGTAGAATTGAAACGTCCGGGAGAGAAAACGACACCGCTTCAGAAAGTTCAGATCCGTAAGATCTTGGCGACAGGATGTTATGCAACTGTTCTTGATAATAAAAAAGACATTGACCGAGTGATCTGGGAAATCGAAGCATGGAATCCCGGCAAGGCCCTGGACAAGATCACAGAGTTAGAACAGAGAGGCATGATATGAAATTCGTACCACACAATTATCAGCGATACTGCATTAACCGCATGATCACAGACCCAGTCTTAGGGTTGTTCCTGGACATGGGCCTTGGAAAGACAGTGATCACACTGACAGCAGTCAATGATCTGAGATTCAACCGGTTTGCAGTCCGGAAAGTTCTTGTTATCGCTCCGAAGAAGGTTGCAGAAGATACGTGGACAAGAGAATCGCAGAAATGGGATCACCTAAAAATGCTTCGGGTGATCCCAGTCCTTGGAAGCATCAAACAGCGATCAACACACCGGGCGATGTCTGGGTATTATCAAGAGACAATGTCTCGTGGTTGGTTGATTATTACAAAAATGACTGGCCGTTTGACATGGTGATCATTGATGAGTTGTCGAGCTTTAAGTCCAACAAAGCAAAACGATTCCGAAAATTAAAAAGCGTTAGGAGTCACATCCATCGGATCGTTGGACTTACAGGGACACCAACCCCGAACGGGTTGGAAGACCTGTGGGCACAGATCTATCTTCTGGATGAAGGAGAACGACTAGGAAGGACTTTAACCGGATACCGTGATAATTACTTTACACCAGGAGCAAGAAATGGAAATGTGATCTATGAGTACAACCCAAGGACATGGGCAGACGAAGAGATCAATGAACGGATCAAAGACATCTGTATCTCCATGAAAGCAGAGGATTATCTGGAATTACCAGAACGGATCGATAATGTCCGTCATATCAAACTTCCGGATAAAGCAAAGAAGCAGTATGAAGAACTGGAGAAGACGATGATCGCGGATATCGATGGAGAGACTATTGACGTTACAAGTGCAGCGGCTTTAAGTAATAAACTTTTGCAACTTTGCAACGGAGCTGTCTATGATGCAGACGGTATATACCATGAGGTGCATGATGAGAAGATCGAAGCCTTAAAAGAGATCATCGATGCAAATGCCGGAAAAGGGATTTTGGTATTTTATAACTTTAAGCACGATAAGGCACGGATCCAGAAGGCTTTAAAAAAGAGCAAGCTTCGGATCGGGGAGTTAAAGAATCCGGACAGCATCACGGCCTGGAACAACGGGCAGATGGATATCCTACTTGCACATCCGGCAAGTGCAGCATACGGATTAAACCTTCAGGCAGGTGGACACATCATTGTCTGGTTTGGGCTTAACTGGTCATTGGAGTTATATCAACAGGCAAATGCCAGACTGTACCGACAGGGACAAAAAGAGAATGTTGTGATCCATCATCTAGTCACTGCCGGCGGATATGATGAGAACGTCATGGATGCACTGGAAGCAAAAGAAGTTACACAGGATTCGTTCCTGGATGCCTTAAAGGCAAGGATCAAGAGCGTGAAAGGAGAGAACGATGGGAAAGATTGATGCAAAGATGGAAGGCAGGACTGAAGGATTGGAACTTGCTTTACGTATTGTGAGAGAAGGCGGAGCAGAAGCCTTAGAGAGAGAAATGAAACACCGGAGAGTTACAGGGATCAAGGTTCCTGTCGATCATAGAGAAATGGATAAAGCGGCACAGAAGATCAAAGAGCAGATCCTGGATACCGTTCTTGCTATGAGCATCATGGTGCTAAGAGATGAGTTCGGTTTTGGCAAGAAACGGCTGGATCAGTTCAAAGCAAGATTTAACTTGAAAACAGAATGTATGAATGATGGATTAGTTACATGGGCAGACATTCTGGAGGCAATCAGAGATGAGACTGGCATTGAGCTTACGATCAGAGAAAATCGTTAAGGAAAGTTAAGGAGTGAATTAATTATGGCAAAGATTAGACAGAAGCTTGCGAAGGTCTATATTCATTCGCAGGATAATGGCAATGACTTTGGAATCATCGATCATCTGGCTGAGGTCGGATACGATGTTGATTTCGAAGTTGTAGATAATGGAGTTGGCAATAAAGTGATCTCTTGTGAGATCTATGACGCAGGGGGGGAAGAAAGACAATGATCAGAAATAACAGGACAGCAATGAATGCATACAAGAAAACTCGAGAGAAACACGGCGGGGAGCGTCCCTGCTGTGTAGTTTGCGGCGAAGCGATGGATCCGGAGGACGATGAGACAGAGTGGTCCAGAACAAAGAGAAGATTGTTTTGTACATAGACATTGCGTGAAACACTGGGGAGACGTTTAGGATGCTGATGCAACACAGGTGACAGGAGGCAAGACATGGATAAGAAAAAGCTAAGGCAGTATCGATCTCTGAAGAGGGAGCAGAAGATGCTGGAAGAGAAAATGGAGAAACTGAATGAGAGAGCAGAGAGGATTCCGGCAGTCATTGGGAAAGTAAAAGGATCTATGGATACGTTCCCCTATATCGAAACGCACATGAGAATTATAATGGACGAGCCCAAGCAGGCAGATATGATTGATCGACAAATGAGGATTAATGAGCGGAGACGAGAACAGGTGGAAGAACTTCTGACAGAGATTGAAGAGTTTATCAGCTTGATTCCTGATAGTAATGCAAGACAGATCTTTGAACTCATTTATCTAAATGGCAAGACGCAGCAGGAAGTTGGAGACCAATTGGGATATACGAAAGGCAGAATATCTCAAATAGTTAGTGAAAATCTAAAAGATTAAACAAATTAAACAAAAAAGTGTGTTATAGTTATACTTGAGGAAATTGGATAGAGTCCAATCAATCGCCCGTACAAATTTTTTTTGAGCATCGTATCTCTAAGATGCTCTTTTGTTCTATAACTACTAGAATATGCGGAAACTTTGTGATATAATAAATAAAAAAAGAAATAGGGGGCGATTTTATTATGAATTTGACAGAAAAAGAAAGATTGTTTTTATACAATCAATACGAGGTATTGAGAATACTAAATAGTGATGACGAACACGAGAGTAAAAGGTATGAGAACTTTCAAAAAATTGTAGTGCGCGGATATGAGGACTTGTATGATTGGTTAACAGACGGATTTAATAAAACTGTTCCTTCAGAAGTGACACAGTTTGTTTTTGATGTTCTTAATCTTTACCGAGCATTGATGGTTTCATATCACGAGTTGTCAGATGAAGAAAAGGCTCAAATTGATGAAAATGACATCAAGTATGAAGGGTTCGATGGATCCAATGAAATTCAGTATTATTGTTTTGCGGATTTTTTAATGCGTGATGAAGGTTTGTATGGAGAAATTTTTGACGACGGTCGTGCAGAACTCGATTCGCATGCGAAAAGAGTCGATCAATACAAAAAAATGCTTGATGCATGGAGAAATACGGGTAAAGAGAAGCATGATAATTTAACTGCTGAAGAAATTAGAGGTATCATCGAATCGTATAAAATTAGGTAATCATGAAACTTAATATCAAATTATAAAAATGAACTCGGGTAATCTTCGGACCCCGGGTCTTTTTATGCCTAAATTTAGAAAGGAAAGAGATATGAATTTTAAAGATGCATTTGAATTAATGAAAAAAGGTCATAAGGTAAAACTTCCATCCTGGGGTGGATATTGGTATTGGGATGAAGAAAAAGAAACTATCATGATGCAGTGCAGACCGAAAGACACTGACAAAGGACAGGGAGATCTACTTGATATTAGAGAGACACAGAGAGTTGAGTATACACTGTCTAACATCTTATCCAATGAATGGATTGTGGCAAATCCAGAGAACTGTCCTGTACTTGGTGGAGTAGCTACATTTAGCTTTGGAGATGCTATCAAGTACATGAAACGTGGATTAAGAGTTACAAGAAAAGGATGGAATGGAAAAGGAATGTATCTATTCAAATCTCCAAAAGTAGGCTGCCAGATGTACAAGCAGTACACAGGAAAAGACATCAATGATTTGCAAGAATTTATTGTTATGAAGGCAGCAGATGATACTTTGGTTCCATGGTTAGCATCGCAGACAGATGTATTGGCAGAAGATTGGATGTTTGTAGAATAAAAGCCGGAACAATCCGGCGCAAGGACCACTAGCTCAGCAGGGAGAGCGGTCGGCTTTTAACCGATGATCAGTCCGGGGTTCGAGTCCCTGGTGGTCCATTTAGTTCAAAACAGGAGGAAACATACATGAAAAAGAAATTTTTAGGAGTGTTGTTAGGCCTGACAATTATGGGAGCAACTCTAACAGCATGTACAGAAGCGGATAAAGTATCCAACAACGTATCACAAGAAGCAGACAATTTCAATGTATTGCGCAGATTTGCAGTGATCAATACCAGAACCGATAAGGTAGAATTTGAACTAGTTGGAGCATTTTCATTAGAAACAGACAGCAGTAAGAAAGTAAAACTTATTGTAGAGACAGAAGATGGAACATATAAGAAACATATCATTGGCATGAATCAAGACAGCATGTATGTGATCGAAGATCTTGGAGGGGCAAAGGTTAATAAGTACAAGTATGAAGTGAATTATATTCCAGAATCTATTGTGCCGTTTACTGTAAAGAGTAGTAAATAGAAATATCAAGATCAACGAAAGGAGTGAGCCTGATGGCATTAACAGAAAAAAGAAAACTATTTGCCGATGAATACCTGATAGATCTGAATGCATCTCGGGCTTACAGAGTTGCATATCCGAGAGTAAAAGACGGAGATACAGCAGCAGCTGCTGCAAGTAGATTACTAAAAATTAAAGATGTGTCTGAGTATATCAGTGTTCGAATGCAGGAGCGGAGCGAAAGAACAGAAATCACACAAGATCGAGTGCTTAATGAATTAGCATCGATCGCCTTTGCAAAAGCTACAGATTACGCCGAGGTCCAAGATGGACAAGTGATTATAAAAAATACCGCAGATTTATCTGATACGATGGTAAGAGCAATCGCAGGAATCAAAGAAGGGCGCAACGGTGTTGAAATTAAGCTGAATGATAAAGGAAAAGCATTAGAACTGTTAGGAAGACATCTCGGAATGTTCAAAGATAAAGTAGAAGTATCTGGACTGGAAGAAGAAAAATCCAAACTCGATGATCTGATCAATCAGATGCGAGGTGGGTAAATGAGCGATGAACGTCTGCTGCTGTCAGAAAAGTACAAAGCATTTATCAGATGTGATGCACCAGTAGAGTTCCTGGAAGGCACAACGGCAGCAGGTAAAACGACAGTAGGTCTTTTCAAGTTCATGCTGAAAGTTGCAGAATCAAAAAAGAAACTACACATCCTTGCAGCAAAAGATACAGGAACAGCAGAGAAAAACATCATCAACAAAGATCTAGGAATCATCGATGATTTTGGTCAATTGGTTGAATATCATGGAAATGGTACGAAAGACGATAAAATACCACATCTGCTGTATCACACAAGCCAGGGAGATAAGGTTATTTATGTACTTGGATATGGAGATAAACAGAAGTGGCAGAAAGCCTTAGGTGGTCAGTATGGTTGTTTGTATATAGACGAGATCAATACGGCAGATATTGACTTTGTTAGAGAGTCTGCAATGCGCTGTGATTATTTAATGGCAACACTAAACCCAGATGATCCTGCATTGCCAATTTACAAAGAGTATATTAACTGTTCACGTCCACTCCCAGAGTGGCAAAGTGAGACACCGAGAGAAATAAAAGATGAGTTAAAAGAAGAACCAAAACCTAACTGGGTGCATTGGTTCTTTTCTTTTGTTCATAATTTGGGATTACCAAAAGAAAAATTAGACAAGATCATTGCCAACACTCCGAAAGGAACGAAGATCTGGAAGAACAAGATCGAGGGCCTTAGAGGGAAAGCAACAGGTCTTGTCTTTTCAAATTTTGATCGGAAACGTCATGTTAAAACAAAAGCCTGGTTAAAACAACAGCTAAAAGATGGAAAGATCAAGATAAAAACCATCACTGCAGGTCTGGATACTTCTTACTCTTCTGAATCGGAAGATACGATCGCTATGATTTACCAGATCATCACAGAAGATCGCAGAGTGATCACAGTAGATGAGAAGATTTACAGCAATGCAGATCTGACAATCCCACTGGCACCATCAGATACGGTGCGAAACTTTGTAGACTTCCTGGAAACAAACCGTAAAGAATGGGGATTCGCAAGAGATGTATTCATAGATTCTGCCGATCAGGCAACGATCACAGAGTTAAATAAACATAAACGCTTGCATGGCAGTGCTTATAATTTCATCCCTGCTTACAAGAAGACAACGATTATAGACAGAATCATGCTACAGATCAGTTGGTTGCAGCAGGATGCGTATTTGGTATTAGATCATTGTGTTAATCACATATCAGAGCTAGAGCGATACAGCTGGAAAGAAGATAAGAATAACGAGCCTGAGGACCGAAACGACCACACGATCAATGCCAGTCAGTACTCATGGCTGCCATACAAGATGCAAATAGGAGATAAAGATGAAATGGGTGGATAATATTATGGAAAAAGTAAAAGGAGGGATTCGCAGTTGGTTAAATGTACAGCCGGCGAATCCCTCAAGAATCAACATAACTGAAACATTGGACTACGAAGCAAATGCAATTAAAAACCGTATCTGGTACAGAGGGGACAGCAACGAACTGGAACAGCTGTACCGACAGCTTGTTATCAATACAAGCCGGCAGAGTTTCTGGGCGGCGAAGTGCAGTCCAGGGATGGAGATCAATAAGATTCATACAGGACTTCCATCGCTGATCGTGGACATGCTCACAAGTGTGACTCTTGCCAGTCTAAACGATTTTGATTTTAAAAAGAAGCAGGATCAGGATATTTGGGATGAGATCGCGAAAGAGAACAAGATCAAGAAGCGACTGGAGAAAGCAACGAAAGAAACTCTGTACATCGGAGATGGAGCTTTTAAGGTCACATTTGATACAAGTCTTTCACAGTATCCGATCATTGAGTACTATCCTGGAGAACGACTTGAGGTCAAAAATAATCGTGGCAGGATCACAGAGATTGAGTTCAAAACGGTTTATGACTATAAAAGAACAGAATATATCCTGCATGAGTATTACGGCTATGGGTATATCAAATATAAACTGACCTGCGATGATAAGGAAGTACCGCTTGTTGCACTGGATGAAACAAGAAACTTGCAGAACTTGGCATTCTCAACATACCAGGAAGGTAAAGATGGAGAAGTTAAGCAACGTGGCGAATATATGCTCGCTGTACCGCTTATGTTCTTTGAATCTGGAAAATGGGATAGTAGAGGGCAGAGTATCTTTGATCGTAAGATTGATGCGTTCGATGCCTTTGATGAAGCATTCAGCCAATGGATGGACGCAGTGCGATCCGGACGAAGTAAAGAGTATATTCCAGAATGTTTCATTCCAAGAAATCCAGAAACAGGAGCGACATTACCAGTGAATCCATTTGATAATCGATACATCAAAACAGATTCCAACATGTACGAAGGTGCAAAGAGTGAGATTGTATTGCAGCAACCAGAGATTCCACATGAAAGCTATCTATCAGCATACATAACAGCACTGGATTTATGTTTGCAAGGTCTGATCAGTCCGTCAACGTTAGGGATTGACGTAAAGAAACTGGATAACGCAGATGCACAGAGAGAAAAAGAGAAAGCTACACTTTATAGCAGAAATGCGATCGTAGGCGCATTGCAGGAAGACTTGCAAAGCCTGATCAAGGTAAGTATCAAAGCATACCGTGAACTAAATGGACAGAACAGCAATGATGATGTCGAGGTAGATGTAACGTTTGGAGAATATGCCAATCCAAGTTTTGAATCTCAGGTTGAAACTGTTGGAAAAGGAAGATCACAGGGAGTCATGAGTGTTGAAGCATGTGTGGATGAGTTGTATGGAGATTCCAGAGATGATGAATGGAAGAAACAAGAGGTTGCAAGACTGAAAGCAGAACAAGGAATCATGGAAGTAGAAGATCCGGCGGTCAATACGGCAGCAGGAGATTTTCAGATAGGAGAATCAAATGGTAGTAACAATAATGAACCACTCATACAGAATGAGCCGACAGGAGACGAAAAAGTTCCTAAGACAGATGAGTGATCACGTTCCGTTTGGTATTTATGCGATTGAAAAAAACGGAATCATCGAGATGAGAAAGGACAGGTGCAGCAGCATGTCAAAGCTCAAGGAGATGAAACGAGAATTTAAGAAACGTGGGTATAAAGTGTATTACAACACAGGTGAAAGATGAATGATTACGATATTCAAGAAGCGTTTAAGCGGATAGAAGATGAACTGATCGCATCGATGATGCGTAATATGCAGCGACACCGAGCAGAAGAAACAAAAGAAGGTATCGAATGGGGGATGTGGCAGGCAGAACAGTTAAGAGCTTTAGAAGAGTACCGCAAGAGAAATGCTAAAAAATATAATGGCCAATTTGAAGAAATCAATTCAAGCATTCCTGCGATTATTAGCGAATCTCGAAAACGTGGGTACCTTGACCAGGAAGCACATATCCTCGAAACGATCGGGCAGACATCTGGCGGTTCAGGAGATATCGATGGAGCATTCTTCAAGATTAATGATCGTAAGATGAATGCACTGATCGATGCGACAGTCTCAGATATGGATAGTGCAGAGACAGCGATGCTAAGACGTGCAAATGATCAGTATCGAAAGACGATATTCAATGCGCAGGTATATGCAAACAGTGGTGTTGGTACCTATGAGAAAGCTGTAGACATGGCAACAAAGGATTTTCTTGCTGCAGGTATCCAATGCATCCAGTACAAGAATGGATCAATGCATAGGATTGAGGAATACGCAGGTATGGCAATCCGAACAGCAAGTAAGAGAGCTTATCTTACTGGAGAGGGTGAAAAACGCAAGGAATGGGGTTGCCATCTTGTAATTATGAACAAGCGAGGAAATCCGTGTCCAAAGTGCCTGCCATTTGTTGGAAAGATTTTAATTGATGATGTGTGGAGTGGTGGCAGCAGTAAGGATGGAAGCTATCCACTGATGAGTTCTGCAATGGCAGCAGGACTTTATCATCCAAACTGTAAAGACGGCCATACAACATACTTTCCTGGAATCAGTACACCGCCAGATGATAAGTTTTCAAAGAAAGAGATCAAACAGGTTGAGGAGGATTATAAAGATGATCAGAAACAACAATATGCCAAAAGACAGGAAGAGAAGTTTGGAAGACTGGCTAATTATTCTTTGGATCCAATGAATAAAAAAGTATATGCTTCAAGGCAAGAACAATGGAAACATGTACGAATGCGGACAGGGAACAAAAGCAGTCAGGAATATGCTGAATCAAAGAGACCACTTGCTAATTTTATGGCACTTCCACAAAATAGAGTTGTCGATGTTTTGAGAAAGGAATCTGCGAGTTGGATTGAAAGCCTGTCAGGAAAAGAAAAACACGCAATCGAAAAATATACATATAATTCTGGTGACAGAAAACCCGATCGATTTTTTGAACGATTGAATGGAATGCTTAGAGGTGACAGACCAGAAGATACAGCTCTTGCAGAATATGCGAGAACATTGTCTGTAGCTATACAAAAGAATGAATTAAGGCACGATGTAATTTGTTATCGAAATGTGGATTTAGATTTATATTCAGATTTAACAGATGGTGATATATTTAAAGAAAAACAGTTTATCAGTACTTCAGTAGTAAAGAAAGCAGCGCTAGATAAGAAATATAAGGTTACAATTTATGCACCGAAAGGCAGTAAATGCGCATATATAGAAAAACTTAGTAAATATCCAAAACAAAGAGAGCTATTACTTGACAAAGATAGTTTATTCAAGGTAATATCAAAGAAAGAAAACGAAATAGAATTGCAGGTGATTATATGAAAATGACAAAGGAACAAAAAGAATCTTATCAGGCATATAAAGATAGAATTTCAGAGCCGACAAAACCAATCAAATTAACACAGGAAGAGATTGAACAATTAAAAAAAGAAGGACGTATTTAGTACCACTGATCAGAAATGGTTAGTGGTATTTTTATACCCATTTTTAAGGAAAGGAGGACCAACAATGAAAGTAAGAGTAACTTACAATTATCACGACAGAGAACTTGGTTTTGAAAAACATGTTGGGGATGAGTTCGACGTTACAGATGAAAGAGGTCAGGTACTGATCGCAGCAGGTGTAGCGGAAGAAATCGTTGAACCAGTAGAAGAACCAGAAGCTCAGGAATCAACTGAGGAAGAAGAAAAACCAAAAAGAAGTACCAAGGCAAGAAAGTAAGAGGTGATCCATAAATCTCGGTAGCAGACGTTCCGTTAAGACGTCTTATTTTTATGCTCCAAACACGATAAGAGGGTAAAAGATGCGTGGGCGGTGACACCGAAGACAATGGATAATTGGGAGACACCCACAAAATGGAAAGGAGCAACAATGAAAAAGAAATTAAACATGAATCTACAGTTTTTTGCGGAACCAGGATCAGAACCAACAGGGGGACAGGGAGAACCTGCACCACAGCCAGGAGCAAATCAGACTCCGCCGGCAACTGATCCGCCACAGATTGACTACAATAAGATTCAGCAGATGTTAGATGGAACATTAGCAGCAAAAGAAAACACTGCATTAAAAGCCTATTTTAAACAGCAGGGCTTAAGCCAGGAAGAAGCTGAACAGGCAATGCAGGCATTTAAGCAGCAGAAAGCTGCAAACGAACCGAACATCGAAGCAATCCAGAACGAGGCACAGAACGCGCAGCAGATGGCACAGAAAGCTATGATCGAGCGTGATGCTTATAAGTTATCTGGAGAACTTGGGATCGACTTAAAAACAATGCCTTACGTGTTAAAGCTGGCAGACGTGTCACAGGTCGTACAGGATGGAAAGATTGATTCCGAAAAATTAAAAGAAGCATTAAACAAAGTATTGGAAGATGTGCCACAGTTAAAACCACAGGAACAGCAGCAGACAGGATTCCGTCAGATCGGAGTTGGTCAGCAGCATGGCGGAGAGACTGGTGGCAATACACCACAGCAGAAATCGGTACCAACAAAACGATGGAACCGATTTAATTAGGAGGTAAGAAAGAATGGCATTAAATTATGCACAGGTATGGGAGCCAGAACTTCTGGAGATTTTAATGCAGGGAACATTAACTTCTCCATTCGTAACATCAAATGTAACGTGGTTGGATGCGAAAACATTCCACTTCACACAGATGTCTGTATCTGGATTCAAAAACCATAGTCGAAATGGCGGATGGAATAAAGGAACTTATGCACAGACAGATACTGCGTTTACAGTGGAACACGACAGAGATGTATCATTCCTTGTTGATAAAGCAGATGTCGATGAGACAAACGCAACAGCATCTATCCAGAATATTTCTAAAGTCTTTGAACAGACTCAGGTAGTTCCAGAAACAGATGCGTTATTCTTCTCTAAAGTAGCACAGGCTGCGCAGAAAGTGACTGGATATCACAGCTCAACAGCTTCCAGTGATTATACAAAAGCAAATGTATTCAGCAAGTTAAAAGGATTCCTTGCAGCAGGAAAACTTCGCAGATACAAAGCGAATGGATCACTGATCATGTATGCATCATCTGCGATCATGGATCTGTTAGAACTGTCTACAGAATTTACTCGTAAGATTGAGATGACTCAGATCGCAGAAGGCGGTATGGGAATCGAAACACGAGTCACAGATATTGATGGCGTAACACTTATGGAAGTTATTGATGATGAACGCTTCTATGATAAGTTTAACTGGGAAGTTGAAGAAGGCGGATTTGCACCAGTAAAGAAAGACACAGGTAAATCCGTAACAGGATCACATAAGATCAATGTGCTGATCGCATGCGGACAGACATGTAAGACAGTTCCTAAGATCTCATCCATTTATTACTTTGATCCAGGAACACACACAGAAGGTGATGGTTATCTGTATCAGAACAGAACTTTATCTGACGTATTTGTATTCCCGAACGGAAAAGATGGCAAGGTTGATTCTGTTTACGTTGACGTAGACACTACGGAATATACAGAAGTGTAGGAGGTGGTGCATATGGCACTCGCCTCTTATGCAGATCAGGAGTATTATGAAAAAGTCAGCGGTGTGATCACAACGGATGATCTTGAAAAGAGACTGCATATCGCAAGCCGACACATTGACACGCTTACATTTAACCGTATTGTAGCGAGAGGATTTGAGAATCTGACAGAATTTCAAAAAGATGTGATTCGTCTGGTTGTCTGCAAACAGGCAGATTTTGAAGCAGAAAATGAATCTCTGATCAACAGTGTCTTAAGTTCTTATTCGATCAATGGCGTATCCATGGGGATCAATGCTGGCGGATGGAATGTAACAGTTCAGGATGGCGTGATCATGAAAGCTGATAATTACGCAATGTTAGAGCGGACAGGATTGTGCTGCAGGAGATTGGGGGCGATCTGATGAAATGGCCAGAGTTAATTCCAAAATCAATGTGTCAGACGGATATCCACATTCGAATTGACAGCGAAGAGATTGGAGAGGAAGGGCAGCCGATTACTCTGATCGATGCAGATTTCAAATGCAATTATCAGGACAAAGCGAAAAGAGTTATGACAAATGAGCAGAAGATCGTACAGGTTACGGGATCTGCTCTTTTTTGTGGAGATATCGCTCCAGATGTACCAGTGATCAGTTGCGGTGTCGCAACAGTCTTTGGAGTTGAAAGAACGATCATAAGTGGAGAAAAGGCAAGAAATCCCGATGGGACAGTCAATTATACCAGATTGGAGTTGACGTGATGATCCGTTGTAATTCAATTATAAAGATTAATACACAGAGACTTCGAGAGCTTTCACAAGCACAAGTTACAGCACTGGAAAAGACGGCAGAGGCTTTGCATACTGAGGTGGTACAAGCACAGGTTATGCCGTTTGATACAGGAAACCTGCAAAATGATAATACGTTTGTGGATTACACCTACAGCAAAGCAGGACGCGCAAGGATCGTGTCTACAACACCATATGCCAGAAGGTTATATTTCCACCCAGAATATCATTTTCAGACATACGAGAATCCATTTGCAGGCGGCGAATGGTTTAATCCATGGCTTCCTGGTGGTCTGTATCAGGACTTTGCACAAAGAACATTCAAGAAACTGTACCGAAGGGAGAGTGGCGTATGATTTTGTTAGCAGATGTGAAAGACTGGCTGAAAACAGTATTTGAAGCTGATCATTATTACGCAGGAAAGTTAGACAACAAAAAAGACAAATCAATAGGAGTATATCAACGAAGTTCCTATGCTCCAAAACGCTACGCAGTAGGTGGATATAAGAAATATGATACGAAAAGTATATCTATCTTAGTCCACTGGAACAACAATTCAAAAGAAACAGAACAGGCAGCAGCCGAACTGTTTGAAATATTAGAAACACAGAAACAATTCATGATCAAAGATACAAAAGTAGATTTCTTGTCTATGCAAGTTCCCGAACCTGTAGACACAGGAACAGATGATAAGGGAATTTATGAACGTGTCATTTGGTTTGATATTTATTACGAAAGGAAGGTAAAAGAATGAGCGAAACTAACGCAAGCGGAGTATATCCTTGTTATGAGAACCAGTTTCAGATCGACACTGCAGCATCAGGGGCAACCGCTGCAATGAAAGATATTGCGGACTGTGAAACATTCGAAGTATCCTTTGATAACGGTGTAGAAGAATGGACGCCGTTTGATACAGAAGGATGGACACGCAGATTAATGACCGCAAAGAGCGTTACCGTTTCTGTTACAGCGAAAAGAAATGTTGGTGATGAAGGAAATGACAAAATCAGTGGCTTTACATTTGCCAATGGCAGAGATGCGGAAGGGGATTTCAAGTGGACGTTCCCAGATGGCTCTTCCGTGGAATTCAAAGGGGCCATCATCAGCGTTACCAACAATGGATCCGGTGATTCTACCGGTGTAGCTCCGCTGGAATTTGAAGTAATGAGTAACGGTAAACCAACCTACACACCGGCAGCGTAAGAAGGAGATAAGCCATGGGAAGAATTATTGATATCACATCAAAACTGGGATTCGATGAGAATCCGAAACTAAAAATCAAAGATGAGGAACTGGAACTGAACACAGATGCGGAGTCTGTATTAAAGATCATGGGGTATATGGGTGCAGGAGATTCTATCACTCCGCAGGACATCGAAGATGCATTTCAGATTGTATTTACCCCGGATTCTTATAAAAAACTCAAGAAAATGAAGCTGAACTTCCAGGATTACCAGACAGTATTTCAGATTGCAGTGGATGTGATCACTGGGACAGAGGAAGAAGATACTGAGGGAAACGCTCAGA